CCGGATAAATATCTGTCCGCTCATCCGAACTGGAAGGACTGCAGTCTTCTTCCGACCTCAAGCCGTGAAAGCGAAGTCAGAACTTCTGCTACAAAGAAGCAAGCAGACCCTCTTGAAAAGGACGGCATTGTCGGTGTGTTCTGCAGGGCCTATACGGTGCAGGATGCCATCGACAAGTTCCTGCCGGATGTCTACGCTCCGTCCGCTATGGAAGGCAGATACGATTACATACCTGCAGACTCTTCCGCAGGTGTTGTGCTCTACGATGACAAGTTCGCCTACAGTCACCATGCGACAGACCCCGCCTGTGGAATGCTTCTCAATGCCTTTGACATCATCCGCATCCACAAATTCGGCGATCTGGACGATAAGAAATCCTTTACCGCCATGAGCGAGTTTGCCGTGCAGGATGATGAAGTTAAAAAACAGCTTGCCCTTGAAAGAAAAGAAGCCGCCGAGCGTGAGTTCGGTACGACCGATTGGGAAACTCTCCTGGAACTTGATAAGAACGGGAAGATAAAAGACACCCTCGACAATATCGTACTCATCCTCCGTATGGATGAAGAACTTCAGAACATTGCCTTCAACAAGCACCGTGACGGCATCGATGCAAACGGCGGTCTTCCGTGGGAGCAGATGAAGCCGGGATGGAATGATTCCGACAACGCATCTCTCAAGGTATACCTCTCAAAGAAGTACGGTCTGTACTCCCCGGCAAAGACAAAGGATGCAACCGTCTCAGTTGCTGCGGAAAGAGCCTACCATCCGATCATGGAATACCTGGAGGCACTTCCCGATTGGGACGGTGTGCAGAGAGTCGATACGCTTCTTATTGACTACTTCGGTGCCGCCGACAGCAAGTACACAAGAGCGGTCATGAGAAAGACCCTTGCTGCCGCCGTTGCAAGAATCTACGAACCCGGGAAGAAGTTCGACAGTGTTCTCATTCTGAACGGTCCCCAGGGTGTGGGAAAAAGCACCTTCTTCTCAAAGCTTGCCGGTGACTGGTTCTCCGACTCACTCACCTTAACGGATATGAAGGATAAGTCCGGTGCGGAGAAACTGCAGGGATACTGGATTTTGGAACTCTCCGAACTCAACGGCATGAAGAAAGCCGATGTGGAAACGGTGAAGTCCTTCATCACCCGACAGGACGATAAGTACAGAGCATCCTACGGCGTCAATGTGGAAAGCCACCTCAGGCAGAGCATCATTGTCGGCTCAACAAATGCGGAGAGCGGGTTCCTTCGTGACATCACCGGTAACCGCCGTTTCTGGCCCGTCCGCATTGGTGGTGATGCTGTAAAAAAGCCGTGGGAACTGGACGAGGAAGCCGTAAAGCAGATATGGGCGGAGGCTCTTACCATCTATCGCAGAGGTGAGATTTTATATCTTCGCGGTGATGAGGCGTTGGAGGCTGCGTCCGAACAGGCTGCCGCTATGGAGTCTGATGACCGTGAAGGCATCGTTCGTAATTACCTGGATACGCTTCTTCCGGAAGAATGGGATTCTATGTCTCTTTACGAAAGAAGGAACTTCCTGACCGGCTCCGAGTTCGGCGGAGATACCCATAAAGGCACCGTAAGACGCGAGACTGTCAGCAACATCGAGATCTGGTGCGAGTGCTTCGGCAAGGACGCATCGGCAATCAAACCCGCCGACTCCTACGCCATCGCAGCTATCGTGAAGAAGATCGATGGTTGGGACAAGGCGGCGGACAACGGACGAGCTTCACTTCCCATCTACGGACGTCAGCGCATCTACCGCAGGACAGAAAACTAAACTGTCCGCAAGGCTGTCCGAGCATTGTCCAATGCCGGAAGGCTTATAAATAGGCTGTTTCCCTTGGTGTCTGGGACAGGCGGACAACTTTTCTCTACTTAGTATTCAGTAAAGAAAATAAGGACAAAGCGGGTGCGTGTATATGTGTATACGCGCGTATAGGAAAAAATCTGCTGTTGTCCATCCGTTTGTCCCAAGCCATTAAAAAAGATGGAGTGCAAAAGCATGAATGAAAAGATACTGGAACGGAAACTGGTGAGCGCTGTAAAGATGATGGGCGGTCTCTGCGTGAAATTCGTATCACCCGGTTTAGATGGGGTGCCCGACAGAATCATCCTTCTTCCCGGCGGTCACATCGGTTTCGCTGAAATAAAGACTACAGGACTTAAACCACGGCCTCTCCAGATGAGAAGAAAAAGGCAGCTTGAGCAGCTTGGCTTTTCCGTTTTCATCCTGGATGAGCCGGAACAGATCGGAGGAATTTTAGATGAAATACAATCCTCATAAATATCAGTCCTATGCGACTGATTTCATAATCAATAATCCCATAGCAGCCGTATTCCTTGAAATGGGTCTCGGCAAGAGTGTCATTACCTTGACGGCAATGAAGAAACTCTTTGAAACGAATACCATCTGCAAGGTGCTGGTCATCGCACCTCTTCGTGTGGCAAGAGATACCTGGCCGCAGGAGATAAAGAAATGGGATCACCTTAAAGGCATGAAATATGCCGTTGCTGTCGGAACGGAGACTGAAAGAAAAGCCGCTATTCTCCGCAATGAACCGGTCACCATCATCAACCGAGAGAATGTGGACTGGCTCATCAATAAATCGGGACTTCCTTTTGACTTCGATATGGTGGTCATAGATGAACTGTCCTCATTCAAATCCTACGGAGCAAAACGCTTCAAGGCGCTTCTCAAAATAAGGCCTTTCATTAAAAGGATCGTGGGTCTTACCGGTACACCTTCCTCAAACGGGCTTATGGATTTATGGGCGGAGTTCAGAATCCTTGATTTCGGAAAAAGGCTCGGAAGGTACATAACTCGCTACCGTCTTTCGTACTTTGAGCCTGACAAACGAAACGCACAGATGGTGTTCAGCTACAAACCTCTCCCCGGAGCGGAGGATGCGATATACGAAAAGATATCCGACATCACCATCTCCATGAAGAGCGTTGACTACCTGGATATGCCGAAATGCGTCATAAACGAAGTGCCGGTCTATATGAGTCCTTCGGAACAGTCCGTGTATGATGACTTCCGTGAGGATATGGTCATAAAACTCAAGAACGAAGAGATCGACGCCGCCAATGCTGCCGTGCTTTCGGGAAAGCTTCTCCAGATGGCAAACGGTGCTGTGTATGACGAGATGGGCGAAGCTCACCTCATCCATGACAGAAAACTCGATATGCTGGAAGACCTTATCGAAGGAGCCAATGGCAAGCCGGTTCTCGTTGCTTATTGGTTCAAGCATGACCTCGTCCGTATCGAGCAGAGACTGAAGACGCTTAAGATCCCGTATGCCAAGCTTGATACCTCTGACAGCATCGAAAGATGGAACAAGGGCGAAGTTCCCGTGATGCTATGCCATCCCGCATCAAGCGGTCACGGGCTTAATCTCCAAGCCGGCGGCAGCACCCTTATATGGTTCGGACTGACGTGGAGTTTGGAACTCTATCAGCAGACGAACGCAAGGCTCTGGCGTCAAGGACAGAAAGAAACGGTTGTCATTCACCACATCATCTGCGGCGGTACCATTGACGAAGATGTCATGGACGCCCTTAAGCGTAAGGAAAAGACTCAGTCCGCTCTGATCGATGCGGTAAAAGCCAACCTGGAGAAAAGGCCATGACCGAGCCTTACGAGAACCTCGCAAACGCAATCGTGATGCAGGCGGTAAAGGACTACCGCATGGCACGGCATAAACTCCGCAAGCGTCCGAAGAATGCAGATGCGAAGGTAATGTTAGAAGACTGCGAGAGGTTCTTCCTCTCGGACTGGTTTGAAACCCTCACCAATGTAAACGGTGAGATCGTACTGAAGAAATTACAACAGGAGGACGATAAATGACTGCGAAAGAATATCTTCACCAGGCTTACCGCCTTGACCATAAAATAAACAGCGACATTGAGGAACTGCAAAGGCTCCGTGAAATGTCCTTCTCTATCTCCTCACCGCAGCTTGGGGACAGAGTACAGACTTCAAGAAATACGGAGGCTCCGTTCGTGAAGTGCATCTTCAAAATACAGGAGATGGAAGAAAAAATCGATGCGGAGATCGACCTCTTCGTGGATCTGAAAAAAGAGATCCGCTCGGTCATTGAAAAGGTCGAGGACACGGACGAGCAGATGGTGCTTCGCTACCGTTACATTCACAACATGACCTGGGAGCAGATCGGTGACGAACTGAATGCGGACAAGGTTACCGTGTGGCGGTGGCATCAAAAGGCACTTGCTCACACGGTAGTCCCGGAAAATCCTATAACAATATGAATCTTGCAACAAATGCAATGCTTTGCAACGAGATGCAATGGTCATATATGTGATAGTATATAATCAGCGAAAAGCAGAATCAGATGAGCCTTCGGGGAGCAATCTCTGGGGGCTTTTCTTATGCCCGAAGAAAGGAGGACGAAGGTGCCAAGAAAACCAAAGCATCCCTGTGCCTATCCCGGATGCGGCAGGCTCACGGACAAAAGATACTGCGAGGAACATGAGAAACTTGTGAACCGGCAGTACGAACGCTATGGCAGAGACCCCGCCACAAGGAATCGTTACGGCAGAGCATGGAAACGCATCCGTGACTCCTATGCAAAGGAGCATCCTCTGTGTGAGGAGTGTCTCAAGAACGGAAAGTTTGTGCCGATGGAACAGGTACACCATATCAAACCTTTGGCTGAAGGCGGAGATCATTCAAGGGACAACCTTATATCCCTCTGTTCCTCCTGCCACAGCCGCATCCATGCACAACGCGGTGACCGCTGGCACAATAAAAAAGACCACTCTCAATGAGAATGGTCAGTATATTTGGCGGAGCGGGCAGGAATTGAACCTGCTCGGCACTTGTAATAGTTTTATCACCCTACAGATTTAGGACCACTCCGTGCGTGCCGCTTCCTACCATCAATCTGTATGCCATTTCATTGTCCTCCTCTGTATTCACAAAAGTAAAAATTGTTGCCAATGTCTGTACCAGTGTCAAGAAGAGTGAAACCAAATCAAGAGGAAGTCCAGCAATAAGTGCTGTGATAGAAACTATTACCAACAAAATTGGTGCAGACCTACTTTAACACAATTCATCTCAAACGGCAAGACCGGAGGGGCGGTCAAAATCTCTACGGTTTAGGTCCCGTGCAACGGCGCTGGGGTCACGTGTGCAAAAAAGGCGTATTCAAAAGGGTAATTAAGGTCCCGGTAATTTTATCAAAGGAAAGGCGGTGAGAAAGTGCCGACAAAATCGAATAACACGGGCGGACGCGGTGGCAAAAGACCGGGCGCAGGCCGTAAACCGAAAGGTGTAGCGGAGAAAGCAGCTAACGGCAACCCCGGCGGCAGAAAGCTCACCGTATTGGATATTCCCGAAATCGAGGGTATGGAAATGCCGAAACCCGATGAAATACTGTCCGCAAAGCAAAAGGACGGTACGACCCTGAAAGCCGCCGAGATTTATGAAAGAGTGTGGAAATGGCTCGACAGGATAAAAGCCACAGCCTATGTTTCCCCGCAGCAGATCGAGCAGTATGCCATGTGCAAAGCAAGGTGGCTGCAGTGCGAAGAGATGACGAATGAACTCGGCTTTCTCTCCCGTCACCCGACCACAAACAAGCCGATCACTTCTCCCTTCATAAATATCGGCATCAACTATCTGAACCAGGCAACCCGTCAGTGGGATGCCATCATGCAGACCATCAAGGAGAATTGCTCCGTAGACTTTTCGGGAGCAAACCCGAACGATGATCTTGAAAAAATACTTCATCAGAGAAAGGGTTTCTAATTATGTATGAAAAAGTAAATCCAAGCCACCCGGACAAGGTGGCTGACAGAATAGCCGGGGCCGTTGTTGACCTCTGCTACAAGAAAAACAGGAATCCGAAAGCAGCTGTGGAGGTGCTTATCGGTCACGGAGTGTGTCACATTATCTGTGAAACATCCGAAAAGCTGAATCCGGACGATGTCAGAGATGTAGTTCGCAGAATTGCCGGTGATGTCGAAACCGACTATGTGGAAGTTCCGCAGGATGAACATCTGGCAAAAAACCAGGATAAAAACTTCCGCTGCGGAGATAACGGAATATTCAAAGGAGTTCCTGTAACGAAAGAACAGAAAGAGTTGTCAAAGATAGCGAGAAGCATTTATGAAAAATACGGCTGCGATGGCAAATATATCCTTGATGGTGAAAAGCTCATTATTTGCCAGAGCAATGCGGAAAAGAAAGCACTTGAAAAGAAATATCCGTGTGCATATATAAATCCGCTTGGTGACTGGACTGGCGGCACTTCGGTTGACAGCGGTGCAACGAACAGAAAACTCGGAAGCGATATGGCGGACTCCGTCACAGGAGGCGGACTTCATGGCAAAGATTTATCCAAGGCAGACGTTTCGGTAAACATCTACGCATGGCTTAAAGCACAACAATCCGGGAAAACGGTGGAGCTGTGCTGTGCAATCGGCGACGATACCGTTGACGGAAGACCATACTCCGAAATCGTGGAAATCGCAAAAGACTATATTGAAAGAACAGGCGGTTTCGAGAAGTTTGCAGAATGGGGGCTTGTATGATGAAAACAACTACAGACTTCAAGCTTGTCAGCGTAAACAAACTTGTGCCTTATGTAAATAATGCAAGAACCCACTCACCGGAGCAGATAAACAAACTCCGTTCTTCTCTTCGTGAGTTCGGATTCATCAATCCCATCATCATAGATAAGGATTACGGTGTCATCGCAGGTCACGGCAGACTTCTTGCCGCTAAGGAAGAAGGCATGACGGAAGTTCCGTGCGTGTTTGCCGACCATCTTACCGAAGCACAGAAGAAGGCATATATCATTGCCGACAACAGAATGGCTCTTGATGCCGGATGGGATGAAGAGCTTCTGCGTGTTGAAATCGAGGCTCTGCAGGCAGATGCTTTCGACCTTGCCCTTACCGGTTTTGATGAAAAAGAACTGTCAAAACTTTTTGATGACGGAAAGGAAACCGAAGACGATGGCTTCAATGTCGAAGAGGAACTGAAGAGACCGGTATTCTCAAAAGCCGGTGATGTGTGGACGCTCGGACGGCACAGACTCATCTGCGGTGACTCCACAAAGGCTGAAACCTATGAGACCCTCATGGAGGGAAAGAAAGCAAACCTCGTGGTGACCGACCCTCCGTACAATGTGAACTACGAAGGCACCGCAGGAAAAATACAGAACGACAACATGGCATCGGAGAAGTTTTTCGACTTCCTCTTCGATGCCTTTTCTAATATGGAAAAGGTCATGGCGGACGATGCATCCATCTATGTATTCCATGCGGATACGGAGGGACTGAACTTCCGTAAGGCATTTGATGCGGCGGGTTTCTACCTTTCCGGGTGCTGCATCTGGAAGAAACCGAGCCTTGTGCTTGGCAGGAGTCCGTATCAATGGATCCATGAACCTTGCCTTTTCGGATGGAAGAAATCCGGCAAGCATCAATGGTATTCCGACCGCAAACAGACCACGGTGTGGGAGTTTGAAAAGACAAAAAAGAATACAGATCATCCTACGATGAAACCGATACCTCTTCTTTCGTATCCGATTGCAAACTCCTCGATGTCAAATACGCTGGTGCTTGACCCGTTCGGCGGCAGCGGTTCTACGCTCATTGCGTGTGAGCAGATGGACAGAAGCTGTTATACCATCGAACTCGATGAAAAGTACTGTGATGTCATCGTAAGAAGGTACATCGAATTCAAGGGCAGCTCCGATGGTGTGAGCGTCCTTCGTGACGGAGCGGAACTGAAGTACGAAGATGTGGAGGTGTCCGATGAATAACCTCACCCTCGGCAGTCTCTTTGACGGCTCGGGCGGATTTCCTCTCGGCGGACTCCTTACCGGGATCACTCCCGTGTGGGCTTCGGAAATCGAGCCGTTCCCAATCATGGTGACAAAGAAGAGACTTCCTTTTATGAAACACTACGGTGACATCTCGCAGATGGACGGCGGCGAGGTCGAACGGGTCGATATCATTACATTCGGCTCTCCGTGCCAGGATATGTCCGTGGCGGGAAAGCGTGAAGGCCTGGACGGTAACCGTTCGGGTCTTTTTTATGAAGCTGTCCGAATCATCAAAGAAATGAGGTGTAAAACCGATGGAAAATATCCGAGATACATCGTCTGGGAAAATGTCCCCGGCGCATTCTCCTCAAACAAAGGTGAAGACTTCCGGTGCGTCCTCGAAAGCATCTGCCGCATCAAAGACAATAAGCTTTCTGTCCCTCGACCTAAGAAGTGGCCGTATGCAGGATGCATCATGGGTGACGGATTCTCCGTTGCCTGGAGACAGTTCGATGCTCAATTTTGGGGAGTTCCCCAAAGAAGAAAACGTATCTACCTTGTCGCAGATTTTGATGGCGGGAGTGCCGGAGAAATACTATTTGAGTCAGAAGGCTTGTCTGGGTATACTCCGCAGGGCTTCCGCTCGTGGGAAAACATTACCCGAGATCCTTCGGATTGCTCTTGTGAGACAGGCTGCTACGGCATAGACGGATATAACTCCGCTATGTCGGACAAGGCTGCGACCCTTGGAGTGAACTGCGGTGAATCGACCGGAAGAAACGGTCTGCTTGTCTTAAATGATCAGGGTGGCAACCGTATGGATGTGACGGAAGAAAAGACATCCACCCTCCGTGCGGAGAGACATCATCCTCCGCTTGTGTTTGAAAACCACAGCCAGGACTGCAGATACCGCGGTCCCGATGAAATCGCACAGACCGTGCTTTCCACCTTCGGAACGGGAGGCAACAATCAACCGTTCGTGGTGGAGACACCGAAGACCATGAAGATACGCTGCGGTAAGGAAGGCGGCGGCAAAGGACCTCTTGTCCAGGACAACAAGTCCGCCACGCTTTCATGCAACAATGACCAGACGCTTTTTCAGCCGAAGGTCTACGGCATCTGCGCAAAAGACTCCAACTCCATGAAATCGGACAATCCGAACAGTGGATTCTATGAAGCAAAGACAACACGCTGCCTTGACGGGAACGGCGGCAATCCGTCCTGCAACCAGGGCGGTATGGCTGTTGTGGCTCTTGAAGGAAACGGCTCTCGTCCGTCCCATCACGGTGACGGATATTCGGAAGAGGATGTTTCCTATACCTTAAATGCCACGGAGCATCACGCTGTGGCTTACGGACTTGACCGTGCGGCTTTCAACCAGGGCAAAAACGCTCTCTACGATTTTGCTGTCGAAGCGGAACTTGAACCCACGATGGTGGCAAAAGGTCCGGGTGCTGTTGCACAGCCGACATTCTCCTCCTCTAAGGCATCCTTCTTCACGGAGGCAACGGAAGAAACGGCGAACTGCCTGGTGGCAACGGACTATAAAGACCCACCGCTTGTGAATGATAAGCCTTACGGATTCTATCCGCAGATGAAAGCGGAATGTGTCTGTATGACGGAAGATAAATCCGGCTGCCTTGTGAACGGCACGAACCCCGGCTACCAAAACGGTGTGATCGAAGCAGATTATATCGTCCGCCGTCTTACTCCGACAGAATGTGCGAGACTCCAGGGATTCCCCGACTGGTGGTGCGATGATCTCGGCATCGAGCATCCGACAAGCGAGGATGTCTATGAGTGGTACAAGATATTTGAAACCCACAGAAAGATAACCGGTTCTTCAAGTAAGCCTAAAACGGAGAAACAGATACGTGCTTTCCTTCAAGACCCGCATTCCGACTCTGCGGAATATAAGATGTGGGGCAACGGTGTGGCACTCCCTTGCGTGTACTTTGTATTGTCCGGGATAGTCTGGGCGCACAGTAAAAACTCCTGATATTTGTGCAGTATATTTCTCACATATGACTTGCTATTACAGCCGTTTAGAGTGATATATGTACTACCAAAATTAAAGGAGGATCAACACCATGACAATTCACTACAACGTACCCGGCAAGGCAAGAAAGAACCTTGCACAGACAATCGGCACCTGGCTTGAGGCAGATGTAAAATACGCAGGCGCACCGACTTTCGCTTACGAAATCGATTACTTCACCATTGACCGTGACGGCAACCTTATCTTCGATGACAGAACCGATTCCGAGGTCATCGAAAGGCTTCTGGAGCATCTCTACGATGAGGGTTTTGAGAGCGACATTTCGGCGGTAGCCGAGAAGTTTTCCGCAGCACCTTCCATTGACTCCATAGAGGACATTGACAGCGTTACGCTTTCCTTCCCGGATACCGGATTTGACGAGGCCGCCTTTGAAAGGTTCAAGGCACTCTGCGAAGCAAAGAAAAGCCTTATCACAAAGGCATTCGATGCCATCTCCACCGAGGTCAACTGGAACAAGGATGAACACACCATTCAATTCCCCTGGTTCAAGCTTGACCTTTCCGCAAAGGAAGACGAGAAACTTGCCTGCATCCTTTTCTTAAACAAGCTGATGGCATTTGCCAAAGGAGCCAAGCGGGTCACCGCCAAGGAAAAGGATACCGACAACGACAAGTACGCATTCAGATGTTTCCTTCTCCGCCTCGGATTCATCGGTGACGAGTTCAAGGGAGCAAGAAAGATCCTTCTTTCCCGCCTTTCCGGGAACTCGGCTTTCAAGAGCAAGGAAGACAAGGAGGTGGAGTAAATGTTCGGTATTCCGAGAGAAGTCGTTGAGAGACTGAAAAAACAGTATCCCGCAGGCTGCCGTGTGGAGCTTCTCCATATGGATGATTCCCAGGCACCACCGGTCGGCACAAAAGGCACGGTCATCGGCGTGGATGACATCGGCAGCATCATGGTTCGCTGGGACAACGGCTCGGGACTTTCCGTAGCCTACGGAGAAGACAGCTGCAGGAGGTGCGACTGATGGACGAAAGAGTAAAGGAGCAGATCCTCGCAGTCCGTGACACGGGACTCACGAATATGTTCGACTTGAGTGCCGTTCAGCGCATTGCCTACGATATGGACTTCTACGAACTGGTGACCTTCATCGAAGAGGAAAAAGCAAAGTATGTACGCTTTATCCTGACCGGCGAAGAATAAGGAGGATGCGGCAATGTGGAAAGAAGGCAGCCTGCGAGTAAACGGAGACATTTTTCATTACTGGATGAAGCAGTACAATGAGGGGTCTGAGCGGGGAATCAACGGCGGACGCATTTCAAAGCTGATGCTGAAGCGTAACGGCGAGATCGTCTATAACTTCGACAGAGGTGAAGATGTCGCTCCGGTCGATCAGAACACAGCATTCGCCTTGGAGATTCTCCTTCACAGCGAAAACTACTGACAAAACCAATCAGCGGAGATTGAGCCGAGAGGCTCTTTCTCTCGTACATGAAGCAGCCGCAAGGCTGTTATTTTTATGTCCGGAGGTGAGGCTTTACGATACGAAAACTGAAAAACTATAAGCCGACACGCTTCATGGCAAAAGACAGCTACTACGATAAGGATGCCGCAGACCATGCGGTGTGCTTTATCGAAAAGTTCTGCTGTCACACCCAGGGTCAATGGGATGGTGAACCTTTTGAACTCATCGACTGGCAGGAACAGATCATAAGAGACATCTTCGGAATTCTGAAACCGAACGGATACAGGCAGTTCAATACCGCCTACATCGAGATTCCGAAGAAGAACGGCAAGTCTGAACTTGCGGCTGCCGTTGCCCTTTATCTACTTTGTGCAGACTTTGAACCCGGCGCACAGGTATACGGCTGTGCCGCAGACCGTGACCAGGCGAAAATCGTATTTGATGTGGCGCTTGAAATGGTCAAGCGAAGTCCGCTCCTTATGAGCAAAATGACCATACGGCAGTCGCAGAAGGAAATGGAATACAATCCGACCGGGAGCAAGTACAAGGCTCTGTCTGCCGACGTCGCAAACAAGCACGGCTTTAACATTCACGGTGTTATCTTTGATGAGTTGCATACCCAGCCGAACAGGAAGCTGTTTGATGTTATGACGAAAGGCAGCGGTGATGCGAGAATGCAGCCTCTGTACTTTCTTATTACCACAGCCGGAGATAACGTGAACTCCATCTGCTTTGAACAGCATCAAAAGGCAAAAGACATTCTTGAAGGCAGAAAACACGATTCTACTTTTTATCCTGTCATCTTCGGAGTCGATGAGGATGAGGACTGGACTGATCCGAAGGTCTGGAAAAAAGCCAATCCCTCTCTCGGTATCACGATAGGAATGGACAAAGTCCAAACCGCCTGCGAACAGGCAAAGCAGAATCCCGCCGAGGAAAATTCCTTCCGTCAGCTTCGTCTCAATCAATGGGTCAAGCAGGCTGTCCGATGGATGCCGATGGACAAATGGGATGCTTGCGGCAGTCCCTTCAATCCGGAGATGCTGGAAGGCCGTGTCTGCTACGGTGGGCTCGACCTCTCATCCACTACGGACCTTACCGCTTTTTGCCTGGTGTTCCCACCGGAAGATGAGGACGCACCGTACTATGTCCTTCCATACTTCTGGATACCGGAGGATACGCTTGACCTTCGTGTCAAGCGTGACCATGTTCCGTATGACCTGTGGGAAAGACAAGGCTACATCCAAACCACGGAAGGCAATGTAATTCACTATGGCTTTATAGAAAAGTTCATCGAGGAACTCGGCACGAAGTACAACATCCGTGAGATTGCCTTCGACCGTTGGGGTGCGACACAGTGCGTACAGAACCTTGAAGGTATGGGATTCACCGTAGTTCCTATGGGACAGGGATTTGCAAGTATGAGTCCCCCGACAAAGGAACTTATGACGCTGACACTTCAGCAGAACATTGCTCACGGCGGGCATCCGGTTCTTAGGTGGAACATGGATAATATCTGCATCCGTACAGACCCCGCCGGAAACATAAAGGCGGACAAATCCAAGTCAACGGAAAAGATAGATGGTGCCATTGCCATGATCATGGCGCTCGACCGCGCGATACGGTGCGGATACGATACAAGCGAGTCGGTCTACGATACACGGGGTCTGCTCGTTTTTTAAATGGAGGAAAAAGCTATGGGAATATTCAGCGGACTGTTCCGTAATCGTGACGGTCCCGAAAACCGAACTGCCGGGAGCGGATACTCCTTCTTTATGGGAGGCTCTTCGGCAGGAAAACTTGTAACCGAAAGAAGTGCCATGCAGATGACTGCAGTCTATGCTTGCGTAAGGATTCTCTCCGAGGCTGTGGCAGAACTTCCGGTTCATGTTTACAGATACAACAAAGACGGCAGCAAGGAAAAGGCAATCGATCATCCGCTGTACCTTCTTCTTCATGATGAGCCGAATCCGGAGATGAGTTCATTTGTGTTCAGAGAAACGCTGATGACTCATCTTTTGCTTTGGGGAAATGCCTATGCACAGATCATCCGTAACGGCAAAGGCGAAATCGTGGCTCTCTATCCTTTGATGCCGAACAAGATGACCGTGGACAGAGATGAAAACGGAAAACTGTTCTATCAGTATCAGCGAAATACTGACGAAGCACTAAAGGATACCGGCACAGTGATCCTTTCACCGAGAGATGTTCTTCATATTCCGGGACTCGGCTTTGACGGACTGGTGGGATATTCGCCGATAGCTATGGCGAAAAATGCCATCGGTCTTGCCATCGCAGCCGAGGAATACGGCAGTAAGTTTTATGCCAACGGTGCCGCACCTTCGGGTGTCCTTGAACACCCCGGCACGATAAAAGACCCGAGCCGTGTAAGGGAGTCCTGGCAGAACACATTCGGCGGCTCCGGCAACTCCAACAAGGTAGCTGTTTTGGAGGAAGGAATGAAGTACACACCGATTTCCATCTCTCCGAATGAAGCACAGTTTTTGGAGACAAGAAAATTTCAGATAAATGAGATAGCGAGGATTTTCCGTGTCCCTCCTCACATGGTGGGCGATTTGGAAAAGTCCTCGTTTTCAAATATTGAGCAGCAATCCCTTGAGTTTGTAAAGTACACGCTCGACCCGTGGGTCATTCGTTGGGAGCAGTCCATCCAAAGGACTCTCTTCACCACGGAGGAAAAGAAATCGTACTTTGTGAAATTCAATGTGGAAGGACTGCTCCGAGGAGATTACGCATCCCGTATGCAGGGCTACGCAACGGCAAGGCAGAACGGCTGGATGTCTGCCAATGACATCCGTGAACTGGAGAACCTTGACCTTATCCCGGACGAGGACGGCGGCAATCTTTATCTCATTAACGGCAATATGCTCCCGCTTGAGAAGGCAGGTGCTTTTGCAAATACCAATGACGGAAAGGAGGACGATTCCGAAAATGAAGAAATTCTGGAACTGGAAGAATCAGGCGGACGCAAGTCCATCCGAAGAGAGAATTCTTGAACTGTACGGCACGATTGCCGAGGAAAGCTGGTTTGACGATGACATCACACCGCAGATGTTCAAGGATGAACTTTTTGCAGGAAACGGTCCCGTCACCATCTGGATCAACTCTCCGGGCGGTGACTGCATTGCGGCAAGCCAGATCTATTCCATGCTCATGGATTACAAGGGAAACGTCACTGTCAAGATTGACGGCATTGCAGCATCGGCTGCTTCCGTCATTGCTATGGCAGGCACAAAGGTGCTGATGGCACCGACCGCTCTCATGATGATCCATAACCCCGCAACTGCGGCATTCGGTGACCATGTCGATATGAAGAAAGCTATCGAGATGCTCGATGAGGTCAAGGAAAGCATTATCAATGCCTACGAGATCAAGACGGGTATTTCGCACACACAGCTTTCCCACATGATGGACGAGACCACCTGGATGAACGCAAAGAAAGCAATCGAACTCGGCTTTGCGGATGACCTGCTCACAGATGAAAAGCTGAACGCAGAACTCGAAGCCTACACTTTTTCCGCAAGTTCCGTGGAAAAGGCGCTCATCAACCGTATCTCCCAAAAGGCGGAGAAGAAATCCGTGGGACGCTCTGTCAATGAGTTAAGACAGCGTCTCAACATGATCAAAAACTATATGTAATCAGGAGGAAATGATTATGACCATTACTGAACTGCGTGATAAGCGCGCCAATCTCTGGAAGAGCATGACTGCCTTCCTCGACACCCGCACCGGTTCTGACGGAGTTCTCTCCGCCGAGGACGATGCTTCCTACGCAAAGATGGAAAAGGACTTTGATGCCCTTACCAACGAGATCAAGCGTATGGAAAGAAAAGAGGCTCTCGAAGCCGAAATGAATAAGCCTGTCGGCACTCCTATCACCGAAAAGCCTATGAAGGCCGCCGATGATGAGGAAAAGACCGGCAGAGCATCCAAAGCGTATAACAAGTCCTTCTGGAACGCTATGCGTCAGAAGAACATCCGTCCCGAAATTGCCAATGCCCTCCAGGAAGGCACCGATTCCGAAGGCGGCTATCTCGTTCCCGATGAGTTTGAGCATACCCTTGTTGAGGCACTCGAATCCGAGAACATTTTCCGTACGCTCGCTCATGTTATCCAGACTGCGTCCGGTGACAGAAAGATCCCTGTTGTAGCTACCAAGGGTACTGCATCCTGGGTCGATGAGGAAGGCTCCATCACCGAAAGTGACGATTCCTTCACTCAGGTTTCCATCGGTGCGTACAAACTCGGCACTCTCATCAAGGTTTCCAACGAACTCTTAAATGACTCCGTTTTCAACCTTGAACAGTACATTTCCAAAGAGTTCGCCCGCAGGATCGGCAGCAAGGAAGAAGATGCTTTCTTCAACGGTGACGGCTCCGGCAAGCCTGTCGGAATCTTCAACGGTACGGGCGGCGCACAGGTCGGTGTCACTGCCGGATCTGCATCCGCTATTACCGCTGACGAAGTTATCGACCTCTTCTACAGTCTCGGCGCACCTTACCGCAAGAACGCTGTATGGGTCGTAAACGATGCAACCGTAAAGGCGATCCGTAAACTCAAGGACGGCAACGGAAACTACCTCTGGCAGCCTGCTCTTACTTCCGGCACTTCCGATACTCTCCTCGGAAGACCTGTGAAGACTTCCTCTTATGTGCCTACCATCGCATCCGGTGCAAAGGTCATCGCGTTCGGTGATTTCAGCTACTACTGGATCGCTGACCGTCAGGGCAGAGTCTTTAAGAAGCTGTCCGAACTTTATGCCGCAACCGACCAGACAGGCTTTGTCGCAACCCAGCGTGTTGACGGCAAGCTTATCCTTCCTGAAGCCATCAAAGTCCTTCAGATGAAGGCGTAAGGAGGTAAACCATGAGTTATAACGCAAAGAACTATACCGAGCAAGGCGGCGATGTCACTCACTTTGGCGGCAAGGTAGTATTTGAGGATGGCGTAGAGGTCGAAGGCCTTTCCGCCAACCCTCTTAACAAAGCATCGGCAGACACTCTCGGCGGCATCAAGGTTGGCGAAGGTCTTTCCATTGACAGCAACGGTGTGCTTTCGGCAGACGGGGTAATTCCCTGTGAAAATCAGGAAGACAGTACCGCGTCAACTGTTGCAGACCTTAAAACCGCTTTTAATGCCCTGCTTGCAAAACTGAAAGCAGCAGGATTTATGGCTGCGGACGAAGCAACCGATTAAGAAAGGAGGCGGTGATAAATGGCAGTCAATTTACTTGCAAAGGTCAAGGCAAACCTGATTGTAGAGCACAATCAAGATGATACGCTCTTGCAAAGCTACATCACCGCCGCAGTTTCCTATGCCGAGGGCTACCAGCATTTAGCCGCCGGATACTATGACGAAAATGATATGTCAGCTAACACTGAACAGGCAATCATCATGCTTGCAAGCCACTACTACGAATCGCGTGACGGTTCTACCGGTGGCTTTTTTGCTGACAGCACAGCAGCCGGCGAAATGGTTTGGAAGACGGTAAACAACCTTCTAAGGCTGGAAAGAGAGTGGAAAGTATGAGCTTAGGAAAAATGCAAACTACAATAGCCATCTGCACGAGAGCAAAAACCATCGATGCAGATGGCTTTCCCTCGTACACCGAAACCACTCTTGCAACCGTAAGAGCCTACATGGAAGAAAAGAACATGAGCGAAAAATGGAGAAGCTCGTCTGTGTTTTCTGAAGCGGACGTGCTTTTTCGTTTTCGCTTTATTCCTAATCTGACACTGACAACAGCAAACTACATCAAGATCGGGACGGATAGATTCGACATCACGAGTGTGGAAAACGTAAGGCAGCGAAAGATGTATTACGAGGTACTCGCAAAGCACATGGAGGAATCCGATGGCTAACGTGAAGATAACAATGCCCGAAGACCTGATGATAAAGCTGTCAAGGCTCGGTAAAGAGCAGGACAGAATTGCCGCAGAGGTCTTAAAAGCCGGAGCAGAAATTGTTGAGGATAAGCTACGAAGCAATTTGGCTTCCGTGGTCGGCAAGAACACAAAGAAGAAATCCAGAGCTACCGGTGAGCTCGTCTCGTCTGTCGGTACATCTCCTGTCCTCATCGGCAAGAACGGCAACAGCAACATAAAGGTCGGATTTGGTGAACCGCACTCAGGTGGCAAAGCAAACGCTATGCTCGCATCCATCATCGAATATGGAAAAAGCGGACAGCCGGCAAAACCTTTTATGAAGCGGACAAAAAGCCAGACAAAGAAACCTACGGAGGCGGCAATGGCGGAAAAACTGAAACAAGAGGTGGCAAAGCTGTGAGCATACTCTCTGAATTAAAAACCGTGGCAGCAGAGTTGAATATCCCTGTTGAAACAGGCGCATATACCTCGGCAGCTCCGGACTGCTTTCTCGTTATGACACCGATCATGGACAGCTTTCCGTTGTCGGCAGACGATAAGCCCGTTTCGGAGGTTAACGAGGTGCGGCTATCACTCTACAGCAGGGATAACTACTTACAAACAGCAACAAGCCTTACAAAATCCCTTATCCGTTCGGATTTTGTAATTACGGACAGACGCTACGTGGAATATGAAACGGAAACAGGCTATCACCACTACGCAGTGGATGTAGCAAAAGAATACGAATTTAAGGAGGACACATAAATGGCAACGATTGGCTTAGACAAACTGTATTATGCCACCATTACCGAAGCTACGGCAGCATCGACCGGTGTGGAAATCGGTGATGAAACCTATGGCACGCCTGCGGTGCTTGCAAAAGCAATTTCCGCAGAGCTTTCCGTAGAACTCGCAGAGGCAACGCTCTATGCAGATGACGGCGCTTCCGAGGTCGTAAAGGAATTCAAATCCGGCACAATTACTCTCAACGTTGACGATATCGGAGCAGCAACCGCAGCGGCACTCACCGGCGCACACGTCGATGAAAACAAGGTACTTGTAGCGGCAAGCGAAGACGGCGGCGCACCTGTGGCCATTGGCTTTAGAGCTAAGAAAGCAAACGGCAAATACAGATACTTCTGGCTTTACAAGGTGAAGTTCGGCGTGCCTGCAACCAACCTGCAGACAAAGGGCGACAGCATTACTTTCTCGACACCTACCATCGAAGGCACGATCATGCGCAGGAACAAGAAGGACGATGCAAACAGACACCCGTGGAAGGCAGAGGTAACTGATGGCGATACCGGAGTATCCGCATCGACGATTTCCGGTTGGTTTACCAGCGTATATGAACCCGACTTTACAGCATAATTCAGGAGGCAAATATGGATAACGAAAGAAGTTCAAACATCAATATCGGCGGCGAGACTTATGAGCTTATTCTCACTACCAAGGCAACAAAGGAAATTGCAGGACGTTACGGCGGCCTTGATAACCTGGGCGACAAGCTGTTGAAGGCGGAAAACTTCGAGCTGGCAATCTCCGAGATCGTATGGCTTTTGACCTTGCTCGCCAATCAGAGCATTCAGATCCACAATCTGAGGAACAGGGACAACACAAAACCGCTTCTTACCGAGGAAGAAGTTGAACTGTTGACCTGTCCGGCAGACCTTGCGGAATACAAGACAGCGATCACAGAGGCAATGCTTAAAGGCACGAAGCGGAACATCGAGAGCGAAGAAGTAAAAAACACACAGGTCGGGTAACAGACGAGGAACTGTTCACCCGACTTTTGTATTGCGGCATCGGTCCGCTTCATCTGTCTATGGATGAGGTATGGCTGATGCCGTTTGGCTTACTCCTCGATTTATGGGAATGCCATAGACAGTTCAGCGGAATGGCAAAGCCCAAACAGGTTTGTGACATAGACGATATTATTCCATTCGGATTTTAAGGAGGTGAAAGCATGGCAGACGATTTAGGGCTGAAGATTGGTCTTGAGGGTGAAAAAGAATTCAAAAAAGCACTGTCGGACATCAATCAGAGCTTCAAGGTATTAGGCTCTGAGATGAAGCTGGTCGATTCGCAGTTCGGCAGGAACGAAAGCTCCGTCGAAGCATTGACCGCCAGAAACGAAGTGCTGAATAAAGAAATCGAAGCACAGAAAAGCAAGATCGAAACCCTTCGTGCTGCTCTTAAAAACAGTGCTGAATCCTTCGGAGAAAATGACCGTAGAACGCAGAATTGGCAGATCCAGCTGAATAACGCAGAAGCCGAGCTCAATGACCTTGAAGGCGAGCTGGCTGACAATAACAAAAAGCTGGATGAGAATGGCAAGGAACTGAAGAAGTCCGGCGATTCCGCTGATGACGCAAGTAATAAATATGAAGGCCTCACCAAAACGCTAAAAGCAGCAGGCACCGCTATTGCAGCGGTCGCAGTTGCAGCCGGAGCCGCAGCGATAAAGCTCGGCAAGGAAGTCATTAGCGCATATGCGGATTACGAGCAGCTGGTTGGTGGTATCGATACCCTGTTCAAGGATTCGTCGCTTGAGATGCAGCGGTATGCGGCAAACGCATATAAGACCGCTGGCATGTCGGCAAACAACTACATGGACACGGTAACGAGCTTTTCTGCCAGCCTCATCTCCTCGCTCGGAGGCGATACCGAGAAAGCTGTCAAGTATGCCGATATGGCCATAACGGACATGTCGGATAACGCCAATAAGATGGGCTCGGACATATCCGCCATCCAGACAGCATATCAAGGTTTTGCGAAGCAGAACTACACGATGCTCGATAACCTGAAATTAGGTTACGGCGGTACCAAAGCCGAGATGGAACGGCTGCTTGCTGACGCAGAAAAGATATCCGGCATTCACTATGACGTTTCGTCCTATGCTGACATCGTAGATGCCATTCACGTCATTCAGACCGAAATGGGCATTACCGGCACTACGGCAGAGGAAGCGGACAAGACCATTTCCGGATCCATAAATTCCCTAAAGGCAGCACTCTCCAACCTCGTGGTCGGATTTGGTGATGCCAACGCGGACATGGAAATGCTCTGCAACAATGCGGTCGATGCCTTAAAGACGGTCATCAAGAACATCACTCCGGTAATAGAAAACATCATTGCCGCACTGCCGACAGTAACAAACGCGCTGCTGGAAGCAATGGCAGAATTGCTGCCTATGCTTATCACCACAATTGCGGATTTGTTCGGTCAGGTCTTAACTACGATATTGAACCTGCTGCCGGAGCTTATACCTGCAGTCCTCGCGGCAATCATGACGATCGTGAATACAATCGTGGAGAATCTGCCCCTGATCATAGAGGCAGCGATGCAGATTATCACCGCAATTATCACCGGTATTGCAGAAGCGCTTCCGGAGCTGATACCTGCCACAGTGCAGGCAATCATTACGATTGTGGAAGGACTCATAGCAAACCTTCCGCTATTGCTGGATGCAGCACTGCAGCTCATAAAGGGACTGGCACAAGGTCTATTGGCTGCACTGCCTGTCCTTATCGAAGCATTGCCCCGCATCATTCTTGCAATTGTGGATTTCATCTTAGGAGCGATACCGCAAATCATTGACGCGGGAATACAGCTTTTGACTTCACTGGTGGCAGCACTGCCCGAAATCATTCAGGCGATCGTGGAAGCCATTCCGCTCATCATTGACGGAATCATAACAGCGGTGCTTGACGCATTGCCGTTAATTGTACAGGCAGGCATTGATTTGTTCATCGCACTGATACAGGCATTACCTGAAATCATTGCGACAATCTGCGAGGCAATCCCGAAAATCATCGACGGAATTCTCACAGCACTCATCGACAACATCGACAAAATCATCATGGCCGGTGTTGAACTGTTTGTTGCACTCATTGAAAACCTGCCGACCATAATCATTGAAATCGTAAAGGCTGTACCGAAGATCGTCGAGGGCATCGTCAAAGCCTTCGGTGACCTCGTCTACAAGATGGTCGAAGCCGGTGCAAACCTGATTCGAGGCATCTGGGACGGCATCAAGCAGGCAGGCTCGTGGTTATGGAACAAGGTCAAAGGCTGGGCAAATGACCTCATCAGCGGTGTTAAGAGCCTGTTTGGTATTCATTCTCCGTCCACCGTTTTTGCCGGAATCGGTGAAAACATGGGCTTAGGTCTTGGCGAAGGCTTTGTTGACGCAATGGAAGACGTTGAGAAAGAAATGCAGAAGGCTATTCCGAGCGAGTTCGATGCAGGAACAATCAACGCCAATGCGGATATCAGCGGCATTACTGCTGTGCCGGAGACCGGTTTCACAGGTGTAACGCTTGCTGACATTATGGCTTTGCTCAAGGAATACCTGCCGACATTCGGTAACTACAATCTGGTAACAGATACAGGAGCCGTGGTTGGATGGCTCGCACCTGCAATGGATACTGAACTCGGAAACATAAAACGCAGAAAGGAGCGATTTGTATGAGTCACATAATATTCGGTTCGTTCGACACGACCGGTAAATTCATTATTGCACCATACGAGATACCGATGCCTAAGGTGCAGACGAATTATGTGAGCATTCCCGGAAGAAACGGAATGCTCGATTTGTCTGAGAGCTATGGCAGTGTCAAATACAGGGACAGAAACATTGCAATAACGATGTACGCGGTCGGTGATTATGACGCTGTCGTGAGCGAGCTTGTAAACGCAGTTCACGGTAAGAACATGAATATCACATTCAGCAAAGACAGCTCCTTTTTCTACGTCGGCAGAGTCGATGTATCGGGCATAGCAAAGCACAACGGATACTGCCAGATATCGGTATCCGTTAATGCCGAGCCATACAAGCTGAAACAGAGCGCAACAACAAAATCACGGACAGGAAACGGAACGCTGACTTTGACAAACCTTGCTATGCCGGTGGTACCGAGCATTACGGCAACGGCACCAGCAACACTCGCATGCACCATAGGCGGAGTTACAAAAACATTTTCTGTTCCGACAGGAACGACGATGCTGCCGGAGTTGGTGCTCCCACCCGGCAATTTGGTAGTAACGGTCACAACCTCCGGCAAGGTGACTTTTACATATCGTGAAGGAGCATTGTAATGTACAGCATATATGCAGATGAATACTTGATTTACGACTCACGGATGCAGGACTACGTGGCGATGGATCCCAAGCTGACGCTCAAGGCAAACGAAGCCGGACAGCTGACATTCACGCTGCCGTCCACAAATCCAAGCATAAGCCACATTACGAGGCTCAAGAGCAAGTTAAAGGTATACCGGGATTCCACTCTCATATTCCTCGGCAGGATTATTGAGGACAGCGTATCCCTTGATTCAAAACACGTTTATGTGGCAGAAGGCACGCTCGCATACCTGCTTGATAGCGTGATACGTCCGTTCACCGCAGAAGAAACGACACCGGCAGAGCTATTCGCACAGTTCTTGTCCGCACACAACTCGCAGGTGAATGCCGGTCAGCAGTTTATACAAGGAAGCTGCACCGTAACATCGCAGGAAACGATCAGCATGACCACCGAGGATTACATATCGACATGGTCTGCTATTAAGACATACTTGGTTGATGATTACGGTGGATACCTCGTTATCACCTTTGACAGCAGCGAGAATCCGGTGCTTTCGTATCTTGCCGATGTGACGGATACGGCAACGCAGCACATCGAGTTTGCTGAAAACCTGCGGTCACTTGCGGTATCGAGAAACGCAGACGAAACCTACACAGCCTGCATTCCCCTCGGAGCAAAGCAAAACGAAATCGATGAGAATTCCTCCTCGGAGGAACGCCTCACGATAGCAGATGCAAACGCTGGACTCGACTATCTCATAGACAGCACCACAGCAGCAGAATACGGAATCATCTATGCACCGGTATCGCTTACGACCTTTCCGGAGGAAAAGAACGCAACGTACCTAAAACAAAAAGGGCTCACATGGCTTGCGAACAGCGGTGTGAAGCTAAAGCGAAGCATCACACTCACAGCAGTAGACCTTCACAATCTCGATAAGAATGTGGAGGCCTTTTCATTTCTGGATAAAGTGGTGGTTTCGTGCATCGACATATGCCCGGAGGAAATGTTCATCCTTACAAGCATGGATATTCCTCTTAACAATCCGGCAAACACGGTGATCACACTCGGAGATGAAGCGGCCTCACTCGTAACGGAAACAGCTGCAAGCGAGGCTTTAACCGAAGCGCGTGTAGAGAAGATTGAAGGCAGCTATGTTGACGGAACAAAAGCGGCAGCTATCGCCAACACGCAGATAGACCACAACACGTCCATACTGCAGTCAGCGGAGCAGATCATTCTCACTGCACTTGAGAATTATGTAAAAACGTCAGACTATTCGGCTTTCCAGAGTTCTATCAATACAACGCTCACGGTAATGGCAGGAACGATAGAAGCAAACTTTACCGAAACCAACTCGGAGATATCTGAGATGAACGGTGAAGTATCGCAGCAGTTTGAAACGATACGAAGCTTCATACGCCTCATTGCCTCGGGCATTGTCATTGGCGAAAGTAGCTCGAACATAAAGCTGAAGCTGGAGAACAACATCCTGTATTTCTTCACCGGCGACGAAACACAGGTGTCAACCACAAACGCGCTGGCATACTTCTCCGCAGGAAAGCTATACGTAAACAACGTTGAAATACTGACGTCGCAGAAGATCGGGCCTTTTGCGTGGGTGCCGGATAATGACAATCTGAATTTTAAGTTAATGGAGGCATGAGTTTGAATAAATTCAAACTCCCGTTTTGTGGCTTTCGCTGCAAACCGCAGCGATTTTGCTTTGCAAAACCAGCCCCAATTCCGAAGAAAGGAGGTAGTTTTTGCGGCTATATAGCCGCAAAAACAATAAAAGAGAATGGCGAATTGGACAGGCGGAGCAATAAACTCCGGATACACAGTAGTCAACGGCTCGCTGTCCGGAAGTGCAAACAGCAAGGTCGCCTGCTGGCTTGAGTACAAGGTAATCAGTCAGTCGATTACAAACAACACGAGCACGATTCGTGTCTATGCATATCTGGCAACTGTGACCGGAACAAAGTATTGGACATACTGGAACAACCATACGGGTGACACACGAGGAATGTTTAAGATATATGCCGGTGGCAGCTTGGTGTATGAAAGAGAAAAGCGCGGTTTTGCAACCTCTAACGTCCCGACAAGAACGGACTTCACTACACAGTATGAAACAGCATACTCGAGTGCGGAAAACAAAAAGTACATTACTGTACTTACGGATAACGCTTCCACGAGATCAGCGGCATATGGCGATTTTACGGTCGCACATAACTCGGACGGGACAAAGCAGTTTACCTTATCCTTTAGCGGCAACTTCTCGATTGCATCTACATACGGCACAGCCAGCGGATCAATCACGGTAACACTGCCGACGATACCCAGAAGCACAACACCGACCGTCGGCTCACTCACGATGGGCAGCGCAGGAACGATATCACTATCACCTGCATCGTCTTCGTTTACGCACACGCTGCGATACCTCGTAGGAAATGCCAGCGGAACAATTGTTACAAAGACAAGCTCAACGTCAGTAAACTGGACACCACCGATAAGCCTTGCAAGCCAAGTGCCGAACGCTACGACTGCAGTCGGTACGCTGTATTGCGATACCTACAATGGCACCACGCTCATCGGTACAAAAAGTGTGGGATTAAGCCTCGCAGTTCCGTCAAGCGTGGTACCGACGCTTACTTACACAATGCAGGAAGGCGTCAGCGGACTTGCCGCAAAGATTGGTGCTTATGTGCAGAGCAAATCCAAGCTGAAGGTAACGATTACGCCTTCGGGAGCATACGGCTCGACGATCGCTTCGGTAACGACAACGGTGAACGATGCCACATATACCTCGACATCATTCACAACGGCGGAGCTCAATGGATCAGGTACAAAGACGATGAAAATCGTCGTCAAGGATAGCCGAGGCAGAACCGCAACGACAAACGTGTCTTACTCGGTGCTCGCATATTCGGCACCGTCATTATCCGGAGTATCTGTTTACCGGTGTAACAGCAGCGGTGCTGCAAGCCACACCGGAACATACGTCGCGGTAACACTCACAGGTGCGGTTACAGCACTGAACAACAGAAACGATGTTGCTTTCAAGGTCGGATACAAGAGAAAGACGGCAACGGACTACACCGTAACGACGCTTTCAACTTCGGGATACAGCGTGAGCAGTACGAGATTTATAGTAGGTGGCTCACTATCCAACCAGTATGCATACGACATCCGTGTAGAAGCAAAGGATTATTTTTCATCGACATACGCATATGGCGATATATCCACAGCAAACACGATCATGTCAATACGTAACAACGGACTGGGACTTGCTATTGGCAAGATATCCGAAAAGAACCTGTTCGAGGTTGGCTGGGACGCAGAGTTTGCAGAAGACGTTGAGTTCAAAGGCGACGTTACATTTTCCGACCTTTCGTGGCTGCGAGACCTCATCTATCCCGTAGGATCCATACGAATGACGACAAGCACAACCGGAGCAACCACCTTCATGGGTGGAACATGGGTGCTCTGGGGTGCCGGCAGAGTGCCGATCGGAGTGAATTCACAGGATACGGATTTCAGTGCAGCAGAAAAGACCGGCGGCGCAAAAACCGTAACGCTTGCCACAGGAAACCTGCCGAGCCACAGCCACACGCTTTCAAGCGGCACAGTAACAGTGGCGTCCGGAGGTGCTCATACGCATACGGCATCAAAGGGTTCGTACAAGGTTGGCTCAGGCTCAGGCAGTACCTACAAGTATTTCACTAACGGTGGATCGACTGAGCCTCAGACTATTGCAAGCTCAGGCTCACACTCACATACAGCAACGCTTTCCGGCTCAACCGGAACAGCAGGCAGCGGTACGGCAGTCAATAAGCTGCCGCCGTACATCACCTGCTATATGTACAAAAGAACGGCATAAAGGAGAAAAAACATGAAAGAATTTTGGACTGCCATACAGGTCATGTTCACCGCAGTTGGCGGATGGCTCGGATGGTTTTTAGGTGGCTGCGATGGGCTTATCTTCGCACTGCTCGCATTCGTGGTGATTGACTATGTCACCGGAGTAATGTGCGCGGTGGTAGATAAGAAGCTCTCCAGCGCAGTCGGCTTCAAAGGGATATTTAAGAAAATACTGATTTTTGCACTTGCCGGAATCGGACACATTCTTGACCTGTACATCATTAAGAGTGGCTCGGTCATGCGCACAGCGGTGATTTTCTTCTACATGGCAAATGAAGGCTTATCCCTTGTAGAGAATTCGGCTCATCTCGGTTTACCTATCCCGACAAAGCTAAAAGAAGTGCTCGAACAGCTGCATGATCGTGCGGAAACAAAAGAAGATTCGGAGGATGATGAAGATGGCGAATAAACTGAATGATTTTATTTCTTACCTGCAGGAGCAGGTTAACAATCACAGCATATATGTCTGGGGTGCACAGGGACAGACCGGTATCACCGAGGACTGGATCAGGAAGAAGGAAACGAGCAAAGCAAACGGCGACAGAGCTGTTGCGTACTGGAAAAAGCAGGTCAATGCCGGATATGGCAAAGTGCTTCGTGCGTTTGACTGCTCCGGTCTCGGGATGTATTTTCTGCAGAACTTATCCGGCATTTGCAGCTCGGACATGAATGCAAACGGACTCAAAGGCAAGTGCAAGAAGATTGCAAAAAGCGAATTAAAAGCCGGTGACTTTGTATTCAAGGTCAACAGCGAAGGCCGAGCAACACACGTCGGTTATGTCGTTGACGATGTACCAAATGTCATCGAGGCAAGAGGCAGAGATTACGGTGTGGTCAAAGGAAAGCTCGACAGCAGATGGAATGCCTTCGGCAGACCTCCGTTCTGGAACGAAGGCTACGTCTTCACACGAGTATTGAAATATGGCAGACGTGGTGAGGATGTTTGCGAATTAAAGAAGCTGTTACAGAGCAAAGGCTATGGATTAAACCTTCATACGACGAACAAAAATTATCTGAGCTCTACCAAAAGTGTTGTGAAGGCATACCAGAAAGCAAACGGTCTCACCGTTGATGGCAAAGCAGGAAAAAATACTGTTTCATCCCTTGGCGGTATTTTTAAAGAGTAGTATTTCTCTTTATATATGAAATGTGAATACCTCTTTTTTCGGCATATTCAACTATATTTAATGAATTGCTTGCCGGATGCCACACATAGGCAATGAGGTATTCACATTCATTTAAAACCGCTTTGTTTGCTCGTACAATAGCATATCGTCTTGGTACCCGTTCCATACCGTCCGGATAATACGAACCGTCAAATCCGTCCGGCAGAACAACAGATTTCTCTCCCGGATGGTACGGCAGTAGCAATGTCAATATTATATGAGGATGCCTATTTTTGGCTGATTCAAGAGCGTGATGCACGAGCCTGTCAAAATGGCCGTAGCTGCCTACTATAAACTCTTCAACTTCATATTCAATGATATGCTGTTCTATGATTCTTTCAAGCTGTGGAAGGATTTCACTTCCCGCTTCACGGTGTCCGATAAAGAAGCATCGACGCATATTATAATCCCTCCTATTACAATAAATTTGGACAGGAAAGCCGGGCAGCCAGTCCGGCTTTCTCTCCATCTCGTGCCTAAGCTACAATAAGGGGAGCAACTGGCTGACCAATCCCTCCTTGGGCTTTTATGTCCGTTCGAAAGACTGTCAGCCATCCTCTTGTTGCAGCGTTCGATTTGAGCAGGTTGAGCCACCGGATACCGGAGAGTTCGTGTCACCCAATAGATTGAATCGGCAACGAGAAAAGATGGATTTCCGGTTGCAGATTCTTGGTATTGGAGGAATGTGAATGAACTGTGTTGGCATCGATGTTTCCAAGGGCAAGAGCACGATTGCAGTCATGCGGCCTTTTGGAGAAGTAGTGGTTTCACCCTTTGAAGTGTGCCACACCGCCAGTGAACTGAGTGAGCTGGCAAGGCTGCTCAAAAGCCTGGACGGTGAGACCCGTGTGGTGATGGAATCCACGGGCAATTACCATGCGCCGGTGGCCTGGCTGCTCCACGGCGCGGGGCTTTATGTTTCTGTAGTCAATGCAATGCTGGTGCACGACTACGGGAACAACAGTTTAAGACGGGGCAAGACCGACAAGAAGGATGCCGTGAAGCTGGCCAACTACGGTCTTGACCACTGGCTCACACTTCCGAGATATGTCCCGGAAGAAGATGCCCGGCTCATGCTGAAGACCTGCTACCGTCAGTACCAACAGTATTCCAAAGTACAGACCATGCTGAAAAACAACTTGATCTCCCTGCTGGACACCGCTTTTCCTGATGCAAACCGCCTGTTTACCAGTCCGCCCCGCGCCGATGGCAGCGAAAAGTGGGTGGACTTTGTAGCTGCTTTCTGGCATTGCGAATGTGTCTGTGGCCTGTCTAAGAAAGCCTTTACCACCAAGTACCAGAAGTGGTGCAGAAAGCACAGCTACAATTTCAGTGAAGATAAGGCGCTGGACATTTATGTCTCCGCCTGTGGACGCTTCGGTGTCATGCCGAAAACAAAGACGGCAAAACTTTTGGTAGAACAGGCCATTTCCCAACTCCAGGCAACTTCCGCCGCATTAGCTGCTCTCAAACAGGAGATGCAGTCTCTGGCAGCTTCTCTGCCAGAATATCCTGTAGTGATGGGGATGTTTGGTGTTGGCCCCACACTCGGCCCCCAACTCATAGCTGAAATTGGAGATGTGCGCCGTTTTCATTCCAAGAAAGCGCTGGTGGCCTTTGCGGGTATTGACGCCCCGCCATACCAATCCGGCCAAATAGATGTCCGCAGCCGCAGCATTTCCAAGCGGGGATCTGCCTCCCTGCGCAGGACACTTTTTCTGGTGATGGGCGTCCTCCTGCAATGCGCTCCAATGGATGAGCCGGTCTACCAGTTCATGAACAAGAAACGCTCTGAGGGCAAGCCATACCGTGTCTACATGATGGCATCCGCCAACAAGTTCCTGCGCATCTACTACGCCTCTGTGAAAGCCTACTTGGATTCTCTGGAGCACAACTAATTTTCGTGTCATACCATCTGGTTGGCCGCCGTTTCGATTTTGAGATGCTCAGCGGCTTGATTTTGTGTTGTCTTTTTGCCGCTCCCTCAAATCTGAAATTTCTACTTGACTTTTGTTAGCAGGTCTTCTGAATACTAACTATATAAGGACTCACTTTATAGTGAATTATTGAATACCCAGTCATTATATATAATTTCTGTATTGAAGTAAAGAAGGAGGTTGAGCATGGAATACGGGAAACTGCGGTGTAATATTGAGACACTTTTAAACGAACGCGGTATCTCAAAGAATCAAATATGCAAGGATCTTGATATCCCAAGAACCAACTTTAACCGCTATTGCAGAAATGAATTCCAAAGGCTTGATGCCTCTCTCGTCTGTAAGCTGTGCTGTTATTTGGATATTGATGTCGGAGAGCTGATTACATATGAAAAGCCGTAATTAAGCAAAGCACACCTCTGTGCCTTGCTTTTTTGATAAAGATTTTGCCCATCGAGGATTTAATTCTTCGGTGGGCATTTTTTTTGCCTTTGGTTGTTAAGCAGGCATTTTTCTTTGACTGACATTTATGGGGATACCCTGAAAAACAGCATATTTTTCTGCGTACTATGAAGGAGGTGTCGGCCAATGACGAACGCTGAAATAAATGAAATTGAAATACTGCGTAAGCGAGGTGTCGGCTATACCAAGATTGCTGTTATCACCGGTCAAGCGGTTAATGCTGTCAAATCTTACATCACCCGCCATCCGGTGGAACTCGAGGATGTCTGCCTGTACTGCGGGAAACCGCTTAACCATACAGAACATAAAAGGCAAAAGACTTTCTGTTCTTCAGTTTGCAAGAACAAGTGGTGGTATGCTCATCCGCATATGATGACAAAGCAAACCTTAAATGAATATGTCTGTCCGGTCTGCGGTAAGAAATTTAGAGACTACGGTGAACGTGTCTATTGCTCTGTCGGGTGCTATGCCGAAGCCAGGAGGAAAAACAATGGATGACTATAACGAGAGAATCACTGCCTACAGACTCGCTATGAGTATTGCAGATACAATGCGGAAAAGAGGCATTATTTCCGATAAGGATTATGAGAAAATCCGTACCGTAATTGCCGAAAAATACGGCATAACTTTATCCAGCATATTCTACTTATAATCCTTGCTATTATCGGTGTTTAGAGTGATATATACCATAAGAAAGGAGGAATCATATATGGATAGAAAGGTACGGAAACTGGATGCTTCTTTTCCCGCAAAGCCGAAACTTCTGAACGTAGTTGCATACGGAAGAGTATCATCCGGGAAGGATGCTATGCTCCATTCCTTATCTGCCCAGGTCAGTTACTACTCCGAGATGATTCAAAACCATCCGGGTTGGAATTACTGCGGTGTCTATGCCGACGAAGCAATGACCGGAACGAAGGACAACAGAGAAAACTTCCAAAGGCTAATAGCTGACTGTAGAGCGGGAAAAATCGACATGATCATCACGAAGTCCATTTCCCGCTTTGCAAGGAACACGCTCACTTTATTAAATATCGTCAGAGAGTTTAAGAAACTTGGAATTGATATTTTCTTTGAGGAGCAGAACATCCACACAATGAGTGGTGACGGTGAATTGATGCTGACAATCCTCGCATCTTATGCCCAGGAAGAAAGTCGTTCGGCAAGTGAGAATCAGAAATGGAGAATACGCAAGTCCTACGAAAAAGGCGAACTTGTACAATGGCACATCCAGTACGGATACAACATCACAAAGGATAAGATAGAAATCAATCCGGAGCAGGCTGAAGTTGTTAGAAACATTTTTGACAGAGCCATTGCCGGAGAGACCTTTGGCAGCATCTGCAGAGATTTGAATACAAGAGGGATTAGTACATACTTCGGAAAAAAGTGGACAGCCCGTCGCATTACCGAAATTTTAAGCAATGAAAAATACATTGGTGATGCCGTTCTTCAAAAAAGCTATGTTAATAACCATATGGAAAAGAAGATAGTAAAGAACAACGGCGAGATTCCGATGTACTATGCGGAAGGCACCCATGAAGCAATCGTGGAAAAGGAGACTTTTGAAAAAGCACAGTCAGTTGTAAAAGCCGTCAGAGAGAAATACTGTGGTAAAAATTCACCGAAACGGTATCCGTTTACAAGCACAATCAAATGCGGACTCTGCGGAGAGAACTTCAAACGTGTTACTGCCAACGGTAGAATATCCTGGAATTGCCGTTCTTTTCAGGAACAAGGCAGAGCATTTTGTAAGTCGAAATCAATACCGGAAACAACTCTTATAACCGTTACTGCGGAAGTTCTCGGTTTGGATAATTTTGATGAAAAGATCTTCTATGAAAACATCGACCACATCGAAGTTCCGGGAGCTAACCGCCTGATATTCTATTTTAAGGACGGCAGCAGTGTAGAACGGCAATGGAAAGACCGCTCACGTTCCGAGTCCTGGACACCGGAGATGCGTGAAGCCGCAAGGCAAAGAGCTATAAAGCAAAGGAGAGATAAATAATGGCTGTAACAGCCCGTTCGGTAAAAATCATACCGCAGACAATTAACCCGGCAACGAGAATGCCGGATAAAGGTATAGCAAAACGAAGAGTTGCGGGATATGCCCGTGTATCAACAGACAGCGATGAACAATTTACAAGCTATGAAGCACAGGTCGATTACTACACACAGTTCATCAAGAGCAAGCCTGACTGGACTTTCGTGGATGTTTACACGGACGAAGGCATCAGCGGTACGAACACCAAGCACCGTGCGGGTTTCAATAAAATGATACAGGATGCCCTCGCCGGAAAGATAGACCTCATTGTTACAAAGTCGATTTCCAGATTTGCGAGAAACACGGTCGATACCCTCACCAATGTCCGAACCCTCAAGGAACACAATGTTGAGGTGTATTTCGAGAAAGAGAACATCTACACTTTCGACAGCAAGGGCGAAGTGCTGATCACCATCATGTCCTCCCTTGCCCAGGAAGAAAGTCGTTCAATTTCGGAGAACGTCACATGGGGTCATAGGAAACGCTTCTCGGACGGAAAGGTCAGCCTCGGCTACAGTTCCTTCCTCGGCTATGAGAAAGGCCCCGACAAAGACCATCCGCTTGTGATAGTGGAGGAACAGGCTGCAATCGTCCGCCGAATCTACACGATGTTCATTGACGGCAAGACACCGTTCACCATTGCCAAGACACTCACCGAGGAAGGCGTACCAACTCCGGGAGGGAAAAGCAAATGGGGTTCAGCGGTTGTGGAAAGCATCCTTACAAACGAGAAATACAAAGGCTCTGCGCTCCTTCAAAAAAAATTCACGGTAGATTTCCTTCAGCACAAGATGAAGGAAAACAACGGCGAAGTTCCACAGTACTACATCGAGCATTCCCACGATGCCATTATCCCGCCGGAAGATTGGGAACTGGTGCAGCTTGAGATGACACGGAGAAAAGCCCTCGGCAGGCGGTACAGCGGAAACAGCGTATTCGGAGCAAGGCTTATCTGCGAAGACTGCGGCGGGTTCTTCGGTGCAAAGACCTGGAACTCCACGAATAAGTACAAGCGGACGGTATGGCAGTGCAACGAAAAGTTCAAAGACAAGGAACACCGCTGCACCACACCGCACTTGAACGAGGACGATATCCGGGCAAGGTTTATCGCAGCCTATAACAGCCTTATTCCGGACAGAGAAAACATTATCGATGACTGCAGGCGGATGATGGATGTGCTGACCGACACCACGGAGATTGACGGCAAGATTGCCGACCTTCTGCAGGAAGCTGAAGTAGTCACGGGTCTTACGCGAAAAATTATCGAAGAGAACGCTTCAAATGCTATGAATCAGGCAGAGTTCAGCCGGAAATACAAAGGCTATGAAGACCGCTACACCGCCATTCGGGACAAGGTCGAGAAACTCCGTGAGCAGAGCGAACAGCGGAAGGCACAGGCGGATTCCATCAGCGCATTCATGTTTGAACTACATGAAACCGATGAGCCGGTCGTGGAGTTCGACAGTAAACTTTGGCTCTCGGTCATTGATTGCGTAGTGGTTAGGCACAACGGAACGCTGCTCTTCCGGTTCAGAAACGGGATGGAAATTGAAGGATAAAAGACACATAACATTAAATCCGTATATGCCAATTGACTGGTGTATACGGATTCTTCTTGAAAAACGCAACCAAATGGTTTACAATATAAATAGCGATTTGGAGGGAGTGCCACATGACAACATCAGAATTGATTAAACAAATATGTGCCGGACAGAACGTCAGCATTTCCGAACTTGCCAGACGAATCGGTCAATCAAGGCAGAATCTAAACAAAAAGTTGCAGAGAGGCACACTTACCTCTGATGAAATGCAGCTGATAGCAAATGCTCTGGGAGTGAAATTTGAACAAACATTTACCCTTCCGGACGGCGAAAAGCTGCGAGCTGATTAG